TAGTGGTAGCAATGTTAGTTGATGAACCAGGTGTAAAACCAGATCCATGATTAGTAACTACAACGTATTCACGTGATTGAACTTTTGCAGTACCTGCATTATTATTGTAAGTACGCAGTGGTGCATCGACAACACGGAATACATCTATTTGTCCACTACGGTTATTTGTAGTTGTTGTAGGACGGACAGCACCAATATATTGTTCATTAGGATCACGATAAATGTCAAACCAATGACCCAGGTGTGTATTAGCTCCAATATCTTCACGTAGAAATTCACATCCTGGACGCTTACCCAGCATCCTGGTGACGTCAGGCAGAGCGTTTACACAATCTTTAACCTGACCCGAAAGTTTAAGTTGGTCAGGTTGTTCTGAGATACCCGCAACATAGCTCGGGATTGTTTGACTAATAGAACTCATCGCTGCAATGCATCAGTAGGAGAGAAAGAATGCCACACAGTTCCATCAGGCCAACCCATCATGCTGTAGTCACCCTGGTTGCACTCATACTCCATGCAATACGATTGGGCTCGAACCTCATTCTGTTGTAGCATCTGGACTAGTTGTGGGTTAGAGACAAGCTGTGCTGCTGCACGAGTGGCTGCTCTGTAGATAACTAGACGTTTAAAAGGTTGAGGTAGATTAGTAAACTCTAGAAGGTAGACATAATCAAGATTAATAGAACCGTCATTATTTACTAGACCTTTAGCTTTAGTAAACTCATTGGTGTGTTGCACCTTATCATACAGTTTACCATCTTTGATAATGACATTGACATTACGGTTAGCAAAGTCACCTGACAAATCAACCTGCAACACATCATCAGTAATTAAGATCTGATTATTAGCGTCAGGTGTCTTGGTAACATGTGTCTCAGTGTTGAATGACCAACCCTCACTCTGTACATCTCGGTTACATTCTTGCAACAGTTGATAGATGTAGGAGATCTCAGGGTTAGCAAAATCAAGTGTAGTAATAGGTGCTTGACCGATCGCTCCCAGCACTTGATTGACTGCGGATAGTTCGGTATCGGTCTTAAATGTGGAAGAAGAAGCGGTCATAGTTATAAAGAAAAAAGGGGAGCCATAAGACTCCCCAGTATAATCAGGCGGTTCGGTCGATAACAGGGGTATCGGCTTCAACACCAGCATAAGCAGTACGGAAACCCTGAGTCACAGAAAAGACTTCAGAGCGGTTACCGCTAGTAGTAGCAGAACCATTAAAGGTGCCACCTTGAGTGCGTGCAACGGAGTGACGAATAGCTTCATCAAAGCCTTCACTCTTTTTGTTACCTGCATTCAGCGTACCAGTAACATTACCGTAGTCAGCACCCAGACCAGCAGCCAAGGTACCAGCTACGCCATTGTCACCAGCAGCAACAGTTACGTTTTCAGGCATTGTATTAATTAATTAAGGTCAGTTAGTAGCGCCGATCGAAGATCCGTCAGCAGCTTTACCTTGTACACCACCAGACACAGTACGGCCAATCTCGATAGGAGACGGGGGGTTCAGTGTAAGGCTTTCAATGAATGCACCAGGAAGCACAGCGTTGGACTGTGTAACGAGTCGGCTAGTTCCAGGGGTAATAGCCATGTTAATCTCCTAAATCAGGTAGCTTGCAGTTCGATAGCAGCAGCAGGGTTCAGAGTGCCACAGCCCATAGCCATACGCCCGACGACAAGATCGCCTTGGTACATCGTTTTGATGTCCGAACCGGAGGTTTGGATCGAAGGACCCATAGCTTCGACGCAAGCAGCAGCGTCACGGTAGTAGATCAGACCAGCGTGGCTGGAGAAATCACCACTGTAATCGTTGTTCTCACCTTGAGCGGTGGTCACAGTACCAGCCAGGAAAGGCAGGTTGTTGGAACGCTTGATGTCGATACCAGCAATGCTGTACACACCGGAACCAGCCTGCAGGTTAGTACCTTGGCTGTCTCGGTTCAAGATGTTGGTGTCTACTTGTGAAACCAACGCATAATACTGGCGAGGGGAGAGGACAGCGGTACGCCCGTTCTTAGGCATATTCTTTTCGTCAAGAATGGAAGCGGCTTCAAAGAAGGCGTCAACCAAAGCTTGAGCGTTGTACTCGTTGTTGTTACCCAGACGGATCACAGAACCACCAGGCTCAGGACCAGGAGCTGCAGTGATAGGATGAGCTTCACGTGCTGCCAGAGCAATCGTACGGAAGATCTTCTTATCGTATGCCTCAGCCAGAGCGTGACCGATCTTGGCAGAGATTTCACTCCTCAGGGAGTAATGAGCCAGAGTCTCATCGAGGTCATAGACAAATGCGCTGGAGATCAGCAGGTCATCCATGACGATGGTCTTCTCAGCCACGGGAATACCACTACCCAGACCGGCGGCGCCATCGTTAGCACCGAGGATAGGTTGGCCAGGGACATGGTAATCAGCCGACATGCGACCGGTGAAGATGAATTGAGCAGCCTTGCCGTTGCGGAGCTGACGGCTTTGAACGGTGCCCTTAGCGATCGTAGCGCTTTCATACGCCTTGATCATTTCGCCCGTAAAGAGCTTGAGATAAGTTGCATACTTTGCATCGTATGCACTGACGGTCTGACCGTTAACAGTTACGGTGTCACCGAAACCGGTGCGACCCAGACCAGGGTTGCGGTTGATAGAACCGGCGGAAGTGCCACGCATTTCGTTAACTGCGAAGCTGCTTCCAGCATTAAAAGTTGCCATTGTTAAGTAGAGAGTGTATGTTTTACAGTCTCTTTGAGCTCAAAGATATTAAGTTGAAAATTTTTTTGTGGTAAAATTCAACGTCTTACCGAACGTTCGGCAATTGGTTATCCCGTAGGGCCAAGAGCCAAATGAAAGGAGGGTCCGACTCTGAGGTGCCCTCCCAACTGTATCTCAAGCAACAGTGATCGTGTAGGTCACAGTCTTAGGAGAGTTAGAAGCTTGTGCATTGGTAGCAACACACTGGAGCACAGAGGAACCAGCAGTACCATTTGCTGCTACACTGACTTCACGAGTAGCATCGTCCGTCAGAGTAGTGCCAGTAGTGGTATCAGTCTTAGTCCATGCATAGGTGGTAGACACACCGTTAATAGTCGGAGCGATCTGATTCATTTGAAACTTGTTGCCAGAGGTAGACACAGTGACATTGCTGTCACCAGTGATGTAGCCATAGGCAAAGTCATTTTTGTCAACCGGTGCACCTTGACCAATAGGTTGACCGTTACCCACGTTGCCGACTTCGCGGCGAGCGGTTTCATAAATAAAAGGAGAAGCCATTAATAATTACCAATCGTTAAGAGTTCCAGGACGCACAGCTTTACCAATCTGTGCATTTGAAATGGTGGCAGTTGTACCAACACCAACGAGTGCTTCACAATCGTCAAGTCGGTTAGCCATAATACCACTATCAGGGTTATCACCCTCGTTATTGTTGCCAGGAATGAACCACTGGTCAGTAGAGTTTGCAGTAACATACAAAACGTTACTAAAACCAAGAGCTCCAGTCCCAGTGAAAGAAGTTCTAGCCATAAATTTAATAATAGATTTTAATGTGGTCTATTCCCACCGTCTAGACGGCGAAGGGTGTCCCGTAGGGCCAACGCCAATAGGCAGGGGAGGAATTGCACCTCCCCAAAAGTCTACTTGCCAGATTTAATGTAAGTAACGCCGCGATACTTCAGCTTAGCTTCCTTGACGGCAGCCTTTTGCTCTTTAACGCGAGCTTGCAGTTCAACAGTAGGCATTGAAATACTCCGAAGTACCACACCCCCGTTCCATGGTGTGGCGTCATGCGTCCAACATGAAAGCTTCTTCTAGTAGTACACGTTGCAGGCTATCTCTCAGGTACGCATAATATTGCTGCTCCACAGGATCTCCACCTGGCCATTGGTCAAGTGCAAAGTTCACTGCTCTATGCAGCATGCGGAGAGAGGTGGCTGTAAATTGTAGTTCGTAGATGTTGTCTTCCATGAGGATGAACGTACGTTACTTAAAAAGAATACTTGAGACCAGCCTTGGTGCCAACACCGAGACCTTCCAGTTCGAGACCTTCAGGGGTGATGGCAGAGACTTCACCGTAAGCGGACAGGCGCTTGGTCACAGCAACACTGAGACCGACCTTACCAGATGCAGCGCCGACTTGTTCGGCATCGTCCGGGAAGGACACGGCAGGACCGCCCTGGATATACCAGCTAGCATCCTTACCCAGGCTGTTCTCGTAGCCCACGTGAGTCTCCAACAGAGTACCTTGATAGTCTTCACCAGACCAACCTTGGTTGGCTTCGACGTTCAGGTACACGCCAGCCATAGCAGGCATAGCGAAGGCAGACAGCGCGAGGGTGGAAAGAGCGATGTTTTTCATGATAATTAGTTTAAGCTTTCTTAGGTTTCTTTGCAGTTTTTGCGGAGCGTTTAAAGTTAGCAGCCGTGGGTGCTCCAGCAGACCCAGGACTCCTCATTTTTTCACCACTGCCAGCAGCAATACGCTTACGCTTGGCGTGGATGTTGGCATACAATCCTTGTTTAGCCATTACTTTTTGACTCCCTTCTTAGGGGGACGTCCTTTCTTAGTACCGTAAGTACCCTTACCTTGTGGCATTACCAGACTCCAGGAATAAGTTGACCAGTTACAGCATAGGAGCCGATCGCAGCGATGACTCCCAGCATAGCCAGGCGCCCGTTAAGGCGCTCAGCTTTCTCGTTATGAGGGATAGAGTTTTCGTCGATGTACATACGTGGTTCGGTGGGCCAGATTTGGGTGTCGTTCATTAACCGATAGCGGGTGAAGTAAGTGCGATAGGTGCAGACTCAGCAGTTGCTAAGTCAAGCGGGAAGTTGTGAGCATTACGTTCATGCATCACTTCCATTCCGAGGTTCTGCCGATTGAGTATATCAGCCCAAGTAGGAATGACACGGTTAGAACCGTCGATGATAGACTGGTTAAAGTTGAATCCATTGAGGTTAAATGCCATCGTGCTTACGCCGAGTGAGGTAAACCAGATACCCACCACAGGCCAAGCAGCCAGGAAAAAGTGAAGACTACGTGAGTTATTAAAAGACGCATATTGGAAGATCAAACGACCGAAGTAACCATGAGCAGCTACGATATTGTACGTCTCTTCTTCCTGACCAAACTTGTAGCCTTGGTTAAGACTAACGTTTTCAGTAGTCTCACGGACCAAGCTAGAAGTAACAAGACTGCCATGCATAGCTGAAAACAGACTACCGCCAAAAACGCCAGCGACCCCAAGCATATGGAAAGGGTGCATAAGAATATTGTGTTCAGCTTGGAAGACAAGCATGAAGTTGAACGTGCCGGAGATTCCCAACGGCATTCCATCAGAAAAAGAGCCTTGTCCGAAAGGGTAGACAAGGAATACAGCTGTTGCGGCAGCGACGGGTGCGGAGTATGCGACAAAGATCCAAGGCCTCATGCCTAATCGATAACTAAGTTCCCATTCGCGTCCCATGTAAGCGAAGACGCCAATGAGGAAGTGGAAGACAACGAGTTGGTATGGTCCTCCATTATAGAGCCATTCACTAAGTGAACCGGCTTCCCAGATTGGGTAAAAGTGTAACCCGATTGCGTTACTGCTGGGAACGACTGCTCCCGAGATGATGTTGTTTCCGTAGAGCAGGGATCCTGCGACAGGTTCTCTAATTCCATCGATATCAACTGGTGGTGCGGCAATGAATGCCAGAATGAATGCGGTTGTAGCTGCCAGTAGACAAGGCACCATGAGGACACCGAAGTGTCCCACATAGAGCCGGTTCTCAGTGCTGCTAACCCACTCAACGTAGCGATCC